GTTCAAACACCGACGGATCTCAGAACTGGAAGTCACTCAAACATGTCGAAGCAACTGCACGTCTCGTCCGCCATTCAAGCCGCCCTGATGAACGAACTGATCCTCGCCGAGATCCGCGACGGATTCTGGAAGGATCAGCGCCCCGCAACCCACGGTGCCGCCTGGGATGGCGTCGAAGTGATCGTTGCTCCGACGAACACCGTCGGTCCCGTCGGCGACTGGAAGCCGCTGCGGAACTACGACTTCATGGCCCCGAAGTTCACCGAACTGCACGAGGCCGAACTCGTCCGCATCGCCCAGACGGTGAAGCCGAACATGACGTTCAAGGCCCTGAAGAAGGAGCTGATCGAACTGTCCCGCATCGTCGGCGGTCGCATGACCGACAAGACCCAGGAACCTGCCCGTGCGTACCGCGGGAACAACCGTTCCGACTACGACGTGATCCGTTCGGTCGATCGCAAGAAGGTCATGACTCCGGCCGGTGCGAAGGCGGCTGTCGATGCCGCGCTGAAGGACGTGAAGAAGACCGCGGTGAAGAAGGTCACCGCCGTGAAGACCGCTGCGAAGAAGCCTGCTCCGACCGAGGCCGGCGTCACCGTCACGAAGACCTCGTCCGGTGCCACCGTTCGCCGCGTCGCCGTGAGCGCATTCCCTACCGCTCAGGACTGATCCTAGGAACGCCTGGACGTTTTCTCCCAGGCGTGATAATATACCTGTACCGACACTGACATCGAGTCAGTGTCAGCCTAACGAGGAGCTCGACATGGCAATCCAGAAAGACGTGACCGTCTACATCGGTCGATTCAATCCCTTCCACCGTGGCCACGCCCACGTGCTGAAGCAAGCGCTGCTGACCTCAAAGCTGGTCATCGTGCTCGTCGGTTCCGCCGGCAAGAGCCGCAGCCCCAAGAACCCGTTCCTGTTCAACGAACGCCGCGAGATGATCGAGGCCTGGGAACAGTCGTTCGAACACGACTCCCGCCTGGTCGTTCTGCCGCTGCGTGACTACGCGTCGAACAACGTGTGGATCAAGGCAGCCCAAGCCACCGTGCGCTCGGCCTGCAACAGCGATCCTGCCCTCCCGAAGAACCCGCAAGTCTGGATCACCGGCTCCGACCGTGATGACAGCACCTGGTACCTCCGCGCGTTCCCGCAGTGGAAGCAAGACCTGGTCGCTCCGCTGCAACACAAGCCTGGCACCGCCGATGACCTGAGCGCCACGAGCGTCCGTGCGATCCTGTACGAGTCGGACCTGCGCAGCGACGACATCACTGCGATGGTCGGGAAGCTGCCGCCGTCAACCGTGGCCTTCATCGACGAGTTCATCACGATGCACCGCGATGTGATCGATGCCCTGCGCACCGAGCACCGCATCATCAAGGAGAGCAAGGCGAAGTGGGACCCGGCGCCGTTCAAGCCGACGTTCATGTGCGCCGATGCCGTGATCATCCAGTCTGGCCACGTGCTGATGGTGCAGCGGGCGAACCAACCCGGTCGTGGTCTCTGGGCTCTGCCTGGCGGGTACGTGAACCAAGCCGAGCGTGTCCGCGATGCTGCTGTCCGTGAGGCCGAGGAAGAAACCGGCATCCGTCTGACCACCGGCAAGAACGCGAAGGACGTCACGATGAAGATGCTCGACGGCGCGATCCGTGCGAACGAGTTCTTCGACGACCCGAACCGTTCGGAACGAGGACGTACGTTCACGATGGCGTACCTGATGCGTCTCGACGACACGAAGCCGCTGCCGAGCGTGAGCGGACAAAAGATTCCGTACTACGAGTGGGCCGAGCACGGCATCACCGAAGCGAACGCCGACGAAGCTGTCGAAACGTTCGCTGCGGAGTGGAAGACCCTTGAGTGGGTCGCCGAGAACCCTGAGATCATCTTCGAGGATCACTCGCAGATCATCGAGGTGATGGTGTCGAAGATGGACGCGTGAGGATCCACCCGTGGTACAGCGAACCTTGATGATCACGAATAGCGTACGGGACCTGATGTTCTTCGCACCAGGCCTTCAGACCGGTCACATGTTCGCTGCGTCCTCGCTCGTCGGTCAGAACCCAAGTGGTTCTTGTGGACCGCTGGGTACCCCTGACACGACCTCGCCCGGCATGGATCTGATCAGATGGGTGGACGCCTGTTTCAACGAACTTCTTGATCTTACCAAGGCTGGTCCCAAGACCAGCCGCCGCCTGTGCCAGGCTGTTGTAGGTGATGTCGTCAATCGTCACTTTCTGGGCAGAGTGATGAGAGGTCTTCATCGCCTTCGAGAGGAGGCTGTTCCTTTCTGCGGTGTGTTTCTTACCGGTGAACCCAAGGGAGGCTCGGCCGCCAGGAGCGATGTTGTAAAAATCGTCAGAGACCACGGCGTCGTGGTCTGCAATGATCTGTCGTTCAGCAAAATCAAGATCATCTTTCGTGAACGCGATGAACACAGTCTCCCTAAAGAACGCCTCACGACCGTATTTTCTGATGGCCCTCCTGATGACCTTACCGGACCCAAGGTACGAGGCCCGCATAGACTTTCTGTACTGGGTCTGCCCAATGTACTTTTTCCCGTTGTGAAGGTTCGTCGTGATGTACACGAATCCGTAGCAATCCATAGTGTTCCAGCAAGGTGAGATCATCACCTATTTATCGAGTGGGATCGGTTCTCACTCAAATCGACAACTGATCCAACGAAAGGACACGATCATGAATTTCCCTGGAAGCAACAAGATCATGGACCGCATGTTCCGCAAGGCGGACGGCGTGATGTGGGACCTGATGACCGGCAAGATCGGTGTGCACACCGATGAAGGCATCGTGACCCTGGACGGCACCGGCGAAGACGCCCAGGTGAACGTGAACCTGATGGACGAGTTCGGCATGGCTCTGCCGGCGTTCGCTCAAGCGACCCCGAAGAACGGCGTCCAGGTCGGCGACATCATCTACCGCGGCTCCAAGAACAACATCGCCTGGGTGATCGAGAAGAAGGAAGTCGAGAAGGATGGCGTGATCACCTACAAGTTCAAGCTGATGAAGCCGAACGGCGAGACCGCGAACTGGAACCCGCCGAAGATCCAGCTCATGGGCTTCGAGTCCGGTGTGATGGTCCTGCGCTCGCTGGTCAGCATGCTGCCGGGTGGTCAAGGCGACCTGTCCCAGATTCAAGGGATGCTGATGCCGCTGATGCTGATGAGCGGCGACGACGGTCCGTTCGGGAACCTCGGTGGTGACGGCCTCATGGACAAGATGATGCCGATGATCCTGATGCAGATGATGAGCGGTCAGGGTGGCCAGAACGCCATGGGCGCCATGGCCCCGATGATGCAGATGATGATGCTGTCGCAGCTCATGAAGGGCAACGGCGGCCAAGGAGGTGGCAGCCCTTTCAACCGTCGCTGACCGGTCCTGCTCTGAAAGATCTCGAGCTCGCGTATGTTGACGGGATGCTCGAGATCGATCAGATGGTCAGCCGACAACTTGGCAGCATGCAAGTCGTCGACTGTGAGAAGCACGATGGCGCTGAAGAGTACATCGCTGAAGCGCAAGAACGTCGTGGTCTGTGGCAACGGCTGTACTTCGTGAAGCGGAACCTTCGGGATGACCACGGGATCTTCGAGGCTGTCGTCCTCCACAGCGGTACTCAGCCACTCGGACGTCTCACCTGCGAAGATTCGGATTACGTCACGTACCTGATCGAGAAAGAGTCTGACCGAGTCGGTGAGCCGGTTGTGATGGTCGTCGAGGCTGAATGGAACAACTGGTCCTCGGCTCATGTAAAGGCCGTCGGGTTCTGTCGTAAACAAGCCGCGCGTGCGTACGCGGGGTACTTCAAGTAAGGAGAAATCGAACATGGGATACTCACGCTGGGATGGCGCAACGTACGACTCGTACGCGAAAACCACGAACTACCGAGCCGCTTCGACGCGCGAGATGTTCAAGCACACTCTGAACGAGAAGCTCGATCCGCGGAACGTGAAGGTCGGCAAGGGTGATCGCAAGGGCCTGCAGCTCCGCGAGTCGATCATCAGCGAACAGAACCCAGATCCGACGCCGATCATCCTCGGCCTGGACGTCACTGGCTCGATGGGCGACGTCGCTCGTCAGATCGCTGCCGAAGAGCTGCCGAAGCTGATGACCGCGATCCACGACACGAAGGTCGTGTCCGATCCGCACGTGATGTTCATGGGGATCGACGACGTGTACGCTCAAGGCTACGGTGCCCTGCAGGTCTCGTACTTCGAGCCGGACCTGAAGATCGTCGAGCAGCTCCGCAACATGTGGCTCGTGCAGAACGGTGGTGGGAACGGGTCCGAGTCGTACGACCTGGCCTGGTACTTCGCTGGCCGGTACACGTACTCACAGAACTTCGAGGTCACCGGCAAGAAGGGGTTCCTCGTCACGTTCGGTGACGAACCGGTCCCGTTCCGTCTGATGGAAGCCGAGCACCTCAAGACGATCTTCGGTCCAGGCGACTACGAAGCCGTGACTCCGGAGAACGCGCTCGAGATGGCGAAGGCGAAGTACCACGTGTTCCACGTCTCGATCGAGAAGGGTGGGTACGACCTGTCCGGCTGGGATCGGCTGCTGGGCACGAACCATCTTCGTCTGCGCGCCAGTGACGTTCCGCTGATCTCGGACGTCGTGCTCGCCATGATGGAGATCGTCGGCGGCGCGAACATCCACGAGGTGATCGCTCGTTCGAAGCACTCGCGTACTCTGGAACACGCGTTCCGGAACGCCCTGAAGTAAGGAGCCAATTGTGGCACACGTGGTGATCGGCGCGAACTACGGAGACGAGGGCAAGGGTCTGATGACCGACTACCTCGTCCGGAAGTCGCAGGTGAAGACGGTCGTTCGGTTCAATGGCGGTGCTCAGGCTGGGCACACCGTTGTGACGCCGGAAGGTGATCAGCACGTGTTCAGCCACGTTGGCTCTGGGCAGTTCGCAGGTGCGAGCACGGTCCTCGGGAAGCGGTTCATCGTGAACCCGGTGGTCCTGCTCCGTGAGCTCGACGAGCTAAAGCAGCCGGTGAACATCCGTGCGCACAGCGATTCTCAGGTCACCACGGTGTACGACGTCGCCGTGAACCAGGCGATCGAACGGGCACGTGATGGTTCTCGCCACGGGTCATGTGGTCTCGGTATCAACGAGACGGTGACGCGCGCCAAGGCTGGCGGGTTCAGCCTGACGTTCTCGCACCTGAAGCGAATCTCGATCGATGAGATCGCCAATCAACTCGAGCGGATCCATCGCCTCTGGGTTCCGGAACGCCTGCGAGCGAACGATATTCACCTCGACGACCTCGACCCAGAACTCGATGCGAACCGGTTCCTGCTGAGCACGGACTACGAGATGCACGCTCGTGTGCTCGCCCGTGGACTTCACCAGATCGGGTTCGCAGATGCCTGGGTCGGTGCAACGCTCGACGATGACACGGTGTTCGAAGGTGCGCAGGGTCTGGCACTGGACGAACTCATGGGCCAGTTCCCACACGTGACTCGATCGCTGACCGGTCTGCCGTATGCGATCGAAGAAGCGGCGAACTACGGGATTCAAGAGCTTACGCCGGTGTACGTGACGCGGTCGTATGCGACGCGTCATGGGAACGGTCTGCTGCCGATGAGCTGGGAGTCGCCGACCGATCACGTCTTGATCGATCACACGAACGTCATGAACGACTGGCAAGGATCCCTGCGGTTCGCGCCGCTTCATCTGGCATCGTTCGCCGATCGAGTTCAAGCCGACTTCGCACGTTCGAAGGTCCTCGCTCACATGCATAGCGTTCACCTGGAGACGCCAGAGATCGCCGTGACCTGCTTGGATCAGATCCATGACGGCGTTCGAGTTGTTGTCCCTGGCGGCGGTATCCGTCAGGTCTCCGTCGACGAGCTGCTGGGACTTGTGACTTCTGTTACAGGTTTCAAAGTTCGTTACACAAGTTACGGCCGAACCCACAAGGATGTTCGACAGTTGTACTGAAGTTGGTGTATAATGCACCCATGGGGATACGACACAGGCCCCGTTACTCTGTGTCCGTGGGGACTATAGAAGTACCCACACGTTAAGAGGAGCTCTTGACCATGCTGAATCCTGTTTCCATTCCTTCGTTCCTGGCGCCGCTCGCATCCGACATCGAGTACACCGCCGAGGACGAGCTGATCATCTCCCTGATCTGCCGCACCGACAGCTACAAGTTCACGCACCCGTTCATGTTCAAGGAACTGAACAAGCGCGCTGGCAAGGGTCGCGTCGTCGGCATGTCCTCGTACGGCGAAGCCCGTGTCTCGAAGGACCACTCGATCACCCCGTTCGGCATGCAGATGCTGCTGATGAAGTACTTCAGCAAGCCGGTCACCATGGCACACATCGACTTCGCCGAGAAGTTCGTTCGTGCCCACTTCGGCCGCGACCTGTTCGCTCGTCCTGAGTGGGAGAAGGTCGTGAAGGTGTACGGCGGGTTCCCTCCGCTGATCGTTCGTGGCCTGCCGGAAGGCACTGTGACCACCGGTGGGATGCCGCTGTACACGAACACCGTGATCGATGAAGACCTGTTCTGGATGTCCAGCGGCTTCGAGACGATCATGCTCCGCGGGAACTGGTACACGACCACGATCGCCTCGCTGGACCGCGAAACCAAGGTCGAGCTGAAGCGCATGTACGAGATCAGCGGCGCTCCGCTCGAGATGCTGCCGTTCGCACTGCACGACTTCGGTGGTCGCGGCGTGACCTGTGGTGAGCAGGCCGAAGTCGGTGGTGCTGCGCACACCGTGAACTTCATGGGCTCTGATACCGTCGAAGGCATCCTGGCCGCGAACTTCTACTACGAGTGCGAGATGTCGGCGTTCTCCGTGTTCGCCACGGAGCACAGCGTCGAGTGCTCGTTCGGTCTGGACGAGGAAGGTGAAGGCGACTACATCCGCGCGATCCTGGCGAACGCATCGCCTGGTTCGATCGTGTCGATCGTGATCGACGGCAAGGACGCTCGCCGCTGCGCTCGTCGTCTGTGCGCTCCGGAAGCTGAAGGCGGGTTCCGTGAAGCGATCATCGCGTCGCAGGCGAAGGTCGTGTTCCGTCCGGACAGCGGCGACATGTTCGAGATCGTGCCGTGGATCCTCCGTCTGCAAGACGAGTCGTTCGGCCACACCGTGAACGACAAGGGCTACAAGGTGATCAACAACGTCGGCATCATCCAGGGTGACGGCGTCGATCGTCTGAACATGCTGACCCTGACCGGGAACATCCTGGCCATGGGTTACGCAGCTCACAGCGTGGTCTTCGGCTCCGGCGGTGCCCTGCTGCAGAAGGTCGATCGCGACACGAAGAAGTTCGCCCAAAAGGGCTCGGCGATCCTGGTCCGGTACGACGACGGCACCGAACGCTGGATCGGCATCAGCAAGGATCCGGTCACCGATCCCGGCAAGCGTTCGAAGGAAGGTGTGATGACCGTGCTGCGGAACAAGGCCACCGGTGAACTGAGCGTGGGTCGTCTGGACCTGGGCTTCGATGAAGCCATGTACGAAGACGCGCACATCCTGCAGTACCACACCGGTCGCCTGTTCAACAAGGCCACCATGGACGCCGTCCGCGGTCGCTCGGCGGTGTGATGAACTCGAGAGGGACTTCGGTCCCTCTCACTTCGAAAGACAACGATGGCCGTGAAACCAATCTCGCCTGACGAAGCATACAAGGAACGCGTGTTCTCGATTCCTGATGAAATCATCGAGACCGTGAACCAGCTGCTGATCAAGAACGTTTCGAAGGGCGGGCACGCAACGATCCTCCAGAAGGACATCGAATCACTCGCTCTGGGGAAGTTCTTGGCGAACGGCAAAGTCGTCAGCGCATCGTCGATGTACGAGAACGGCTGGCTCGACTTCGAAGACCAGTTCCGTGCCGCTGGTTGGAAGGTCGAGTACGATCGCCCTGGGTACGGCGACTCGTACGATGCGAACTTCAAATTCTCGAAGGCGAAGTGATGTCTGATCTGATCTTTGTTGCGATCCCCACGAAGGGTTGTGTTCGGAACGGTGCGATCACCGAGGAGACGCTGAAGTTCGTGGCCGATCTTCATCGTGTGAACCCTGACAAGGTGTTCCTGTGTCCAATGATCCAGGACTACGCCCTCCTTAAATACCTGCCAGAGATGGACGCCACCTGGGAAGTATGGGGTGCGCACTGCTCGCGATTGATCCGTTCGTGCGATGAAGTTTGGGTCGCGAAGTTCGATGGATACGACACGAGCACCGGCGTCCAGGCAGAAATCAGACTCGCTTCTGAACTCCAAAAACCTGTGCTGTACCTGTCACCGTGAGGTCCCAATGATCAATCATCGCATCGAAGGTGTGAACACCGAGTCCGAGCAGGCGAAGGCCCTCGAAACGATCGAGGCGAGCGCCTCGCCGCTGGCCGTGCTGAAGGCTGAAGAACCGTTCATCTACGAGTTCGTGAAGAAGTACTGGGGCACGTTCGCCCTGTCGATCGCATTCGACCGGATGCTGCTGCAATCCGAGCGCGGCGAGCAGTACGCCGGCCCTGAACGCCGTCGGAAGGTCCGTACCACGTTCTCGCCTCGGGTCGCCACCGCGATCCTGGCGCTCGCAGAATTCCACGATAGGTTCCGTCAGAAGTAAGCGCGTCGGCATAAATACGCTCATACAAACATAGCTGCAGTATGGGCAAGATTCGATCGAAGAAGGCTCCGCCTCCACCGGCACCTCCGACACCGCAAGGCGTTGAGATCCACGGGACGATCCTGATTGTTGACGCGAATGGGACCGTTCCGCTGACGGCGGAGGAGCTGGAAGAGATCGGCCGAGTGTTCGAGAACATTCGGAAGCAGATCGACATCATCCTCGATTGGGAACGCCTGGCACCGCCGCTGACTGGGAACTGAACATGAAGTTGAGCGAACTGAAGAACCTTACCGAAGCTCGTGGGTATCGCCCTGAGTCGATGGTGATCTACGACATGGATTACTGGACTGAGGACGGTGACTACGGGCTTGCGGCCGCAGATGTGGAGGTTGAGTACTCGTACGAGCCCGCCCACCACACCGATCATCCGTATGGCTCCACGACAGCACGCGAACATCACCCGGCATCAGTCGAGATCTTGAGTGTGAAGCTCTTGAGCGACACCAAGGTATATGATGCCGAGGGTGACAAGATCGTTGGCGAGCTGAAGGCCGGCACCGAGCTCACCGACAAGGATTGGTGGAAGGGATCGTGGCTTGATGACATTGCCGAGACGGTCACTGACAAGATCTACGGCGACATCCGTGATCATCACGACCACGACGATTACGACTACCGCTGAGACGCACGATGCCGACCGCACAGCTGAAGTCATTCGCGAAGAAGTCTGGGAAGTCTGGGAAGTCGATCGGGAAGCTCGAACGGTACTGGGACGAAGCGAAGGCTGAGGCGAAGGAGAAGTTCGGCTCGAAGAAGGCATCAGGATTCTGGCCGTACGTGGTCGCTATCGTTGAACGACGAGCCGGCCTCCGTAAGACTGTGAAGGAACATTCGTTCAAGGAGTTCATCTCCTCTGAACCTGAAACAAACGATGTACAGGCAGCTCAAGCTGTCGTATAATGGAGACAACCGGTGCTACAGCGGTTCTGTAGCGATGATCGTAATTCGGACTGAGACAAAGAGTTCAAGACGCGGGTTCGACTCCCGCCCGGTCCACCACAAGAACATCGATAGTGTTCTTGTGATGGGCCGGCCATGGTTTCGATTGGGCTACGGAGTGGATGATACGCGATCCGGTAGGCGATGACCGTAAATCAAGCAAACACAAGTATCTGCAAACGATGCTCAATTCGAAGGACTGCGCCTGGCGGCGTAAGCTTCGTGGGGTCTGACTGACCTTATTACCCAACAAGTCCTTGGGGAGCTTCGGCTCCCCTTGTCGTATCTGTTACGATCCTGGCTTCGTTACACTTTTACGATGTACAGGATCTCAGGCTGTGTTATAGTAGCACTATCGACAAAGACAACGGCCACGTAGTTCAGCGGTAAGAACAGAGGTCTCTAAATCCTCGTGTCACGGGTTCGAATCCCGTCGTGGCCACCATCTCTTCCAAGGACACCATGCCAATGTCTGACGCTCTGAATGCCTTGATGGCTGCACAAGCCGAGGTCGGGAAGTACATCGACATCAACCATACTCCGGAAGCGGTGATGACCGTGGAGGACAATGCGGTGGTGTACTTCGGGAACCACGAACTGATCGTGACCACGAAGTTCGCGCGATCAGACGTCGAGCAGCAGAACCAGCTGTACTTCACGACCACGGACTCTCGTGTGGAGGAGTTCAACAGGGTGAATGACGAGTACCATTATGGTAGCGGTGACTGGCATGCTCCGAAGTACGGAGACTATATCCGGCATCTCCGCATCGCCGGCGACAGTCCGGCTGTGTACACCCGTGAGCAGTGGGTCGAGGCTCTGAAGGCCGGGAAGTGCGTGGTGCTGTGATGTTGTGCAGTGCTCACATCAGCCTGGAACAAGACGAGATCCTGCGTCGTGCGGCTGCGACGTTCGTTCGGATCAGCAAGTACCTCGACGACGTGTTCGACGAGAAGTTCGTGAAGCGCATCGAGGGCTGCGGCTGCAGCCTGATCGCCGCGCTGCAGTACGACAAGGACCAGTACGGCGAGCTGTACCTGTCGCCCAAGATGTTCAGTGGTGTACACAACGCGAAGTGCGAGATGTACGGCGTGCTGCAGTGGACCGAAGACGTGCTGAAGAGCTCATTCAGCCAGCAGCTGCGTGACGCGATCGCTGACATCGACAAGGTCCTGCGAGCCGCGTACGAGCTCGACGATCAGCTCCATGAGGAACGATCGAAGCACTACGATGTGATCTCTGATGAGATCAGTGCGATGTCGATCTGGTCGATGCATGAGATCGAGGATCTGAACACGCCGCATCCGTTCCCAAAGGCCACATACGTGATCCACCCGGAAGACGATGATCGCGCCGAGATCAAGGGACCGAACTGGAAGGACCTGTACCAAGCGGCCGACCAGGCGATCCGCCTGTCCGGCGACAACCACCACATCTTCATCGAAGGCTTCGAACCGATCGAAGGTGGTCAGAGCCTACGCTTGATTCTGGGGAGTTGAGATGACAATGTACGTTCTGCGCACCTGCCGCTGGTTCGGTGCGAACAACCCGTCCGGTGTTCCTGACGGCCAGTTTGTGCGAGACGCCGAGCACTTCACTGAAAACAAGAAGTCGGCGATGCTGTTCGACACCGGCCTCGAGGCCGAGGACTTCGCTCAGAATGTGTTCGGCGCGAACAACGGTCGTCTCTCTCACGACGGCACGATTATCCCGCTCTGGGTCGTCGCAGTCAGCACGAAACCCACGATCGACAAGATCGGCGAAACCATCGGAGAAGTGTGATGCCCATCACCCCGAAGCAGTACGAGAACCACCTGCGTGCGAAGTTCAACTTCGAGGCGCTGTTCAACGAGATCGATGACAAGATCCGTTCGACGCCGTCGAACGACCTGAACAAGGTCCTGGTGTACATCGACTGGCAACAACCCTGGGTCCTGGAAGAGATCCGCAACGCGTACCTGAAAGCCGGGTGGAAGAAGGTGACGGTGACGGCCGATCACGGCGACAGTCGAGATGCAGCATCGGCAACGATCGAACTCGTAACGACCTGAACCTAGGAACCACGATGTACAAAATCGTGGTTCCTAGATAAGATAGATCTGTCTGTTGAGAGTTCCGCAGCACAATGAACCGGTCCCGTCTCCACCACGCTGCAACCGGAGACACGAACGAAGTGAGCCTATCGTGTAGAACAGCAAGCACTACCTGTACTCGATTTCCCGCCGCGACATCCCACTCGCGCAACAAGCGGTTCAAGCCGCACACGCTGCTATTGAGCACGCGTACCTCTACGGTCGCCCTGCCGACCATCATCCGTCGTACATTCACCTCACGGTGAAGAATCAACGAGAGCTCGAGAAGCTCAAGATTCGTCTGTCCGATGCGAACATCTCCCACGCTGAATTCCACGAACCGTATTGCTCTTGGGGCTTGACTGCGGTCGCGTGTATGTTGTCTGAGGATGACCGACACTTGCTTAAGAACTTGCCGCTATGGCAAGTATCTAAAGGAGGGTGATCCAGTGCCGTTCTTCCCAGACCCCAGTGCCCGCCTCATCGACTTCATCGACTCGAAGATTGTGATGCCGTCAATTGTACAAGGACGGGAAACCTTCTTGCGAGCGAGAGCAGCTGATACCTTCATCTTCTCGATGGTATCAGAGGTATGCTTACGATCGACGAACGAACCAGTATGCCCGAGCAAGGCCTCTGAAATCTTCGTGCGGTGTTCATCGGACTTGCTGATGCCTTTGTTAGCATCGCTCATCTTTTGCCTCGATGCAGCTGTGTGCTTCTTGCCGGTAAATCGACTGCCGCCTCGACCGCCAATGCAGAGGTTCAAGCAGAGAGGATCGTTGATGAGATCGTCGTTGATAAGTTCTGCCTCTCGCTTCTCAAGAAGATCCCTAGATGGCAAGATCTCATCGATGGTTTTAGTGTGGCGACGCCAGAACTCGTCGATACCATGCTTCTTGATCCAATTCTTCACCCGAAGCCCAGAACCAGGATAACCATCGTCCAAATCATCAGTCGAATGAAGACCTCTATAGAAGTGACCGTCGTCTCTAGTAATAGTGTAGATCACATGGAATCGGCAGTTGATCGCTGACATATCTTCCTCCTGTTCATGTATTTATAGTGTTACTAAGACTGGGGTTACATCCCATGTAGGTCCAAAAATCCACCTTCACACCACCACAACGAATACAGCATTAGGTGCTAAATAAAATCATGACGATGTAGACGAAACTCGAAGCCCTGCGTTCCAAGATGGCCGAGTGCCCTCAGACGCAGACTCAATCTGTTCTCGACCACGGTTACGCCGTTGCGTCGAAGTTCAAGGATCTCATCGAAGGACGAACCGATGGCTGGCGGTTGCCGGATTGGTTCACCGAGAATCGTGAGTTCTTGCTCGGTCAGCTCCCTGACCTCGCTCTCCTCGAACAGTACCACGTGTACCACGACTGCGGGAAGCCGTACTGTCGGACCGTGGATGCTGAAGGACGCCAGCACTTCCCCGACCATGCTCGGATCAGCGCATCCGTGTATCGCGTCACGTTCGGCGACTCGATCGTTGCCACGTACATCCAGCACGACATGGACTTCCACCTGATGAAGCCTGCCGATGCGCACTCGTACGAACGACTCGATCTCGCTCCCGTCCTGCTCCTCACCGCTCTCGCTGAACTGCACTCGAACGCCTCGATGTTCGGTGGGATCGAGAGCACCTCATTCAAGATCAAGTTCAAGACCCTGTCGAAGACCGGCAGCATCATCCTCAATCGCCTCAAGGAGAACCAGAATGTTCAATGACCGCACCTCGTACATCGCTTACATCACTGACCTTCGCGCTCAGTACGCAGCAACCGTCCAGAAGATCCGAGCAGCAAAGATCGATGTGAAGGACACGAACCGCAAGATGAAGTGCTTCACCGAGATGTACCGCCCGATCCGAGAACTCGAGATCGCTCGCGCTGAGATCGCCGATGTGTATCAGAAGATCTGCGACGCGAAGGTTGAAGCGCACCGCCAAGTCACAGCACGAAAGTCAGGTTCGACGATCATCTGACCGATGATAGAATCTCCTTAGGGCGGCATCCCGCTTGCCTAAGGAGAAACAATGATTGAGTTCCTGTGGTCGCTTCTGGCGATCGTGATGATTGACGTGGTTCTTGGAGGCGAGAATGCGATCGTGATCGCTATGGCTTCCAAGAACCTTCCTGCAGAGCTTCGCAAGAAGGCGATGCTGTACGGTACCCTCGGTGCAGTCGGCGTCCGGTTCGCTTGCGTCGCCGGCCTCACGTACCTGCTGATGATTCCGGGTCTGCGCCTGGTCGGTGGTGTCGCGCTCCTTTGGATCGCGTACAAGCTCGTGACCGACAACGGAGAACACGACGAAGTCGCTGCTGCGCCAACCCTGATGGGTGCGCTGAAGACGATCGTGATCGCCGATGCCGTGATGGGCGTGGACAACGCTCTGGGGATCGCAGCCGCTGCCGGTGGGAACTGGACGCTGATCATCTTCGGTCTGCTGATCTCGGTGCCGATCGTACTGTACGGCAGCACCGTCGTGGCAGGCTTCCTCGAGAAGTACCCGAAGCTGATCTGGGTCGGCGGCGGTATCCTCGTGATCGTTGCTCTGAAGATGATGTACGATGATCCTCTGCCTGCGCAGCTCTGGGACACGTACTTCGTGAAGCCACTCACGATCACGCTTCCGGCAACTCAATAAAATTCCTAGGTTCAGGAGGAAGCCCACTCTCCTGAACCTAAATAGAGTCGGACACGATGTCTCGGTACGTCGTATAATGGCTCTTAGACGTAGAGCCACCATCACATGAGGCTCTATGAAAAAGACCAACACCACCCAAACCCGACTTTGGTACAAGGCCCAGCTCACGCCGATGGCGACGGGACTCTTCACAGAAGCGTTCTACCCGCCAGCGAAGCGTGGAACTGGTGCTCAGTACGTGTTCTTCACTCAGATCGACGTGACACCGACTACACACAAAGTGATTGTCGCCTCGCGTATGGCTGAGTCTGGCCTGCGGATGATGACACAAGAGCTCGCCTCGAAGTGCCTGATTCCAAGTGCGAAGGCGACGAAGGCGGAGATGGCGGCGCTGGACGAACTGTCCTCGAAGCTCAAGATTTAAGACGTCCACGACGAAGCCCATGAGCTTCTTGTTCTAGAAGCAAGAAGCTCCTTTCGCCATCGTTGTACCAGTGCTTCCCGCCGTTCACATTGAGCTTAGCCCTAGTCTCATCGGACATTCTTGCTGCTTTCGTTGCAACTGATTTAGCAATGGCCTCTTTGCTCTTCTTGATACCTCTTCCTTTAGAAGACATCAGCGCTTTTGTTTCATCAGTATGACGAAGGCCTCTAGCCAGACGTTCAAGCCGAAGTTGTTCTCGCCGCTCTTGGCTTTTCTCAGGGCGCTTCTGTTTTTCAAGGCCCCATTTCACCCGTTGTTCATTTGTAGCGTTGGCGTTCCCGCCAACAGCAATGTTCATACACAACGGATCATTTAGGAGCTCAATCGACACGAGCTCTCGTTCGCGTTCTTTCAAAAGTGCACGGCTGGGCAAGAACTCTAGAACCTGTTTTTGATGAGCCTGTTTCCCGTGCTTTTTGATAGAATGCCACAATACTCTTCCACTCCCGAAGTAGCCATCCTCAAGATTGTCGGTGCTGTGCATACCAATGTAGTACTTTCCAGATCCGTCGGTTCTTGTGATCTTGTAAATGTAGTGGTAGGTTCGTCTGTCGGCATGTCTGTATTTCATTGCGTGGCTCCTAATGCCTGATGAAGTATTTATCGGTAAAAATGTTGTAAGACATCTTTTTTTGGACCTCGAGGACACCGTGATCACACCAGTCCTTCAAGGCTGGTTCAACACGCACTGCATCAACGTACCGAAGGTGAAGCGGATCATCACCGAGTTCAAGCCGCACTACGTGCACCTGTTCTCGTTCGCGATCTGGAACGAGAACGAACTCCTTCGCTTCCGACAAGGAACGAAGGAGATGCTTGAGCGCGTGTTCGGCGTGACACTCGGTCTCGAGTGGACCGTCGACGACGACATCATCCCGATGTGCTGCACCGTCACTGGACTCGCACCAAGCACTGTCGACTTCCAGGAGATGAGCAACTTCTGGGGAAAGCATCAAGCGTTCAGGCTCTGTATGCGTCACCACTTCCGGAACACGCATCGTCACGACCTTGATGTCGAGGTGATGCTGCTTGATGACGCAGTGTTCGACGAAACGTTCCATTGGCCCGATCTTCGAATCTCCGGCCGCATCATCAACATCGACAAGGTACCCGAATGACTTCTCTCGCCTCTGCCCTGCTGAACGACTACAACGGCGTTCAACCGATCGAAGCCCTCGCGAAGCCGAAGAAGGCTGCACCGCAGCCAGCACCGGTGATGTCCGAGGAACTCCTCGAAGCGAAGGAGACCCTGCGTGGTCTGCTGCGCGCAGGCATCTGGACCGTGAAGTTCACGAAGAAGGACGGCACCGAGTCAGTGATGGAGTGCACGCTGGATCCTCAGCACCTCCCGAAGCCGGACCCGGTCCTGATCACCGAGGCCCCGCGCACGAAGGACACCGAGGCCCCGCACCTCCTGCACGTGTACGCGGTAGACCGACAGGGCTGGCGTTCATTCATCGTTCCGAACGTCCTCGAAGTCACCCCAAAGGTGACCACATGAGCGACGAGTACGATCGTTCGAAGAAGGTCGATCTGAGCAAGGGTCTCAGCGGATTCATGACGAAGTACCAGGCCACGGCTGAGCGCCTGAAGGCGAAGTACGGCCCAGACTTCGCGAAGTACACGTCCCAGAACGGGTTCCCGATGACCGTCGCAGAAGCCGGTGCGATCAACGAATGGCTCGAAAGCCTGAAGCCAGAGATCCTCGCGATCCAAAAACGAGGTTCGAATGGCGACCCGTTCAGAGATATGATGCTAAATGAAGAGCCGTACTACGGCGCGACAGGAGGCGGCGTCTCGTACACGTTCACACCGACGTCGCTCGGTACGATTCTCACAGTCAAGGAAGCCATCACCGGCAAGGAGCTGAATGTCTCTGATGCCCTCGACTGGTACTTCTATGGCTGAATTCAACCAACCAAGGAAACACATGAAGAAGTTCATCACCGCTCTGACCCTGATCGCTGCTGCTGCCACTGCCTCCGCTGGCGACCTCACCGGCACCGTGAAGTACGACTACGACCGTGTCGAGCACGCGCCGTTCGCATCGCTGCATCAGGCGAAGTTCGGTCTGGCGTACGCTGGTCAGTACGGCGCCGTCGACGGCTCGCTCGTCGCTGCGCAACAGGTCGGCGCTGCCCGCCTGAACGGCACTGGCTTCGAACTCGGGTACTCGAACGGCCTGACCATCGGGAAGCTGGGTCTGACCGGTCGTCTGGGCTTCACCCAGGTGCAGTTCGAGCCGGTCGGTGGCCGCTCTGACGTGTACTCGGCTGCCGTGCGCGCTTCGTATCCGCTGGACGCGAAGCACACCGCCGTTGGCGAGTACGAGTACCGCCACTACGACCTCGAGGGTGCTGACCCGATGAACGCGAACCGCTTCGGCGCCGGTATCCGCGTTGCCGTGACTGACAAGGTCGCTGTGACTGGCCTGGCCTTCCGCAGCCGCATCGAAGGTCGTGACGCGAACGGTCTGTCGGTTCGCCTCGGCTACAAGTTCTGAGGCTGAGCAATGGACGTCCGCACCCTTCCGCTGACGTCCGGTCAGGAGCTCGTGTTCGAGTTCCTGACTGTGACGAACGGGTTCATCGAAGTGAAGAACCCGATGGTGTTCCAGACTGTTCGGAACCCGCAGACCGGTGAGCCGATGCACGGCTTCGGCGAGTGGCCGGCTCTTCGTGCACAGGGCGATGATGTCCTGCAGATCCCAGTCACAGCGGTGATGTTGATGCCGGTGAAGGCCTATGAAGAGGTCGAACGGAACTACATCGCGAACATCACTGGGCTCGAGCTCCCACCTGCCACCCCGAAGATCCTGCTGGGCTGATCATGGAACTCCAAGATGTTCTCGGTGCTCTGCCAACGCACGTCGCTGAGATGTACGTGTCAGAGCTGGACCAAACGAAGGTCGACCCGACCGCGGACATCGAGGAGGTTCTTCAAGCCCTCCAAGTCTGCGTTCAGAACGTGAAGGACCGCGCGGACGTCGAGTACCCGCCGCTGCAGAAGCTCATGTTCCTTGCCCTCGATCTGCTGCCAGAACTCACGGCTCGAACGCTGTTCCGTCGATAAATAGCCGATCACCACTGAGGTCCGCTATGTCGATCCTGAAAGAACTCGTCCAACTGCACGAAGAAGCCACGAAGGCACCAGAAGAGCTCATGGACATCCTGAAGCGTTCTGAGCCGGCGATCGCCGCGAAGTACGCACGTGCGCTCATGAACCAGAACCGACTGACCATTCACGGGATGCCGGTCGATGACGTGCTCGAGAAGGCGTCACAGCTGCTTCACAAGAACATGAAGGCTGAAATCATCGAAACCTCCCTCGAGGTGAACGGTGAAGGGTCGCTGAAGGACTTCGAACTCCGTCTTGAGATGGAAGTATCAGAAGCACAAGACGTGTACTTCGGTGTCACCAAGAACGGGAACATGTACCTCGGCGCTGACGTCTGGGTGCATGACGAACAGTTCGATGAAGAGTTCGAGAAGCAGTTCAAGAAGTCGAACGGCATTGCATACAACGAGGAAGACGATGATCACCACCTGTGCTACGAGAAGGCGTGGAAGGAGTTCTCTCGGAAGCTGAACTTCTGGGGTCGTCTGTACGAGGTCAACAACACGCTGACTGGACTGCACACTGAATATGAGAACGCTGGTGGGTTCTACCGTGGCCTGTATAAGTCCCCGATGCTCAAGGGGATGAAGCTCGTCGACATCCGTCTCGACTGAACCTAGGAAGAACATCCTCGGTTTTCTACGATTCCCGCTAAATACAAACATCAACGAACCTCCATCGGAGTAGCCTTCTGTGACCGCCGCCCTCGTCTTGTCCGCTTCGTATCTGCCATCACTGGCCGGTAGCTGCGCGCCAGTGCTTGGAGCGCCTACAGGACGTCCCACCGAGTAAGGTCACAAGAACCTAACAACGACTGGGACGATCCGCAAGGTTCGTCCCAGTTTTGCTTTCTGTTACAGGTTCCTAGGATCGTTACACTTTTCCAGTGTACAGTCCCAAGGATCATGTTATAGTAACACTCCTGGATGCGACGACAGCGATGTCTGAAACAACCGGATGTGAGCCGAGACGATCGTTACGAACCGCAAGGTACGTTACAAAGTTTAGGTTCACAAAGCATCGAAGACATGCTATAATGACTTCATCGTGATGTGAATCGCGAAGCTCCTTAACAATTCGGAATGCCAAACGTCTGCACTTCATGCAGCTGGCCTTGAACGACATGGCAACGGACTTGATCATCCGTTCGCTTCGCCGAACACGTTCAAGTCATGGTGGAGGTCACCACCTGAAGTGCAGGCAAAACTTTGGATGACATCGTCGAGATCCGCGCTTCGGCCTGGTACACTCGACGATGTCGATCCTCTGGGTTCTTAGCTCAGCGGTAGAGCTCCGCCCTTACAAGGCGGCGGTCGTAGGTTCGATCCCTACAGGACCCACCACATCAAAGCACATTTGGTTTCTGTGCGTGTGAACGTCTTAACACTCGAGATGCTGAGTGAGAAGGATAGTGTGCTTTGATGTGGTTCTATCTGGAAATCGCCCTTTGCGACCTGGATGAATTTGGTAAGTCGCCCGCCGGAAAGCGGGAGATGTTGGTTCGATTCCAACGGTCATGACAGGACGATTCCCAGATGGTACTAAACATTGGATGACCGGGGACGTTGGAGTGTCTCGGCTGGCTGTAACCCAGTTGCCTCGCGGCTTAGTAGGTTCGAATCCTACGTCATCCACCACCGACTCATTTTTGCTATAAATACTCCTACGAACGGGAGATCACTATGGCAAGACGCGCAGACCAACGAGCATACCACTACATCTACAAGATCACTCGAGTAGATGGAAGCGGCAAGTACTACATCGGGATGCACAGCACCGATGACCTTGATGACGGATACTTTGGAAGTGGAACTCTACTTGCGAAGTCGATCAAGAAGCACGGCAAAGAGAACCACTCGAAGCAGATCATCGAGTTCCTTCCGTCTCGCGAAGCACTGAAACTTCGCGAGAAGGAACTCGTGAATGAGGAATTGCTCGGCGACAAGCAGTGTATGAACTTGATGCCTGGCGGTGAAGGTGGTGGTAATTTTAAGGATGCACAGCATCAAGCACGATGCACTGCCGCTGCGTGTGAAGCACTTGAAAAACGGATGCTCGCCGACCCAATGCACGGAAAGCGGCGGGCAGCACATCTTGGTAAATTTGCCGGTTGGAAGGATAGGGATACCCCTCGCTTTGCCGGTCTAAAGCATACTGATGCTACGAAGCAGAAGATGCGAAAAACAAAGAATGTTGGCGAAGCAAATAGCCAATTTGGGACTTGCTGGATCACTGATGGTATGAAGCCAATCAAGATTCAGAAGGATCAAACGGCTGAATACCTTAGCCGAGGATATCGGCTTGGAAGAAAATGAACATTGGGCTTAAGCATTGGGGTTGCCGATCCGCCTTGCAAGTGGATTGTGAGTAGGGTTCGATTCCCTCTAGGTCCACCAGAATATTGTGCTAGCTTATCCGTTGGGAGTGATTGCACGTCACAGAGGCGTGTGTCGTGAGTTCGAGTCTCACCTAGTACACCAGAATTGGAGACGTGGTCGAGTGGTCTATGGCGCTGCTCTCGAAAGGCAGAGGGTGTAACAGCCCCGTGAGTTCGAATCTCACCGTCTCCGCCAAACAACATGGAAGCATGGTCGAGCGGTCTATGGCACCTCTTTGCTAAAGAGACGGGTGTAACAGCCCCGTGGGTTCGAATCCCACTGCTTCCTCCAGAACCTCTGAACCTAATCACACTCACACTGTATTGTCTCGAGTGTGGTATAGTTCACCTATGGCAAGAGGTCGAATTGAAGTTCCACTAGACAAACTGAAGTGGGCATCGGAACAAGAGAACTCAGCAACCGCTGCTGCGAATGCGCTGGGTCTGAGTTACGCAACCTTCAAGCGACGCTGCCAAGAAGCAGGAATTCCGTTCAAGACGAACCAATCTGGTAAGGGTCTAACGGCAGTTGAAAGGTATGGTGAGGCGAAAGCCAAAGAACTGTCTAAGGCTCTGTCGGTGGCATCTTCGCTTCGTGTGACAAGCGATAAAACTCGAGAACGTCTTCGCGACAAGGCGCTTGCGAGAATTGATCGTGGTGAGATGCCTTCAAAAGGGTTGAAAGGATACCACAACGGCATCTGGTTCGATTCAAGTTGGGAACTCGCTTATTACTTGTGGATGATCGATGTCTTTGGCATCGAACCAAAGAGAAACAAAACAGTCTTCTTTGATTACATCGGCACAGACGGTGTGAAGCGGCGAACAAAGCCGGACTTCATTCTACCGTCAGGCGAGTTGATTGAGATCAAAGGATACCCAAACATTCATACCTCTGCGAAGTTCGAGGCGACGAAGAACTTCGTGAGATACCTCTTTAGGAAAGATTTGAAAGAAGCCTTGTCATTCGTGAAAGCGAAGTATGGCAAAGACTTCACGAAAAAGTTCTATGCGACTGTGGGGAAATTGGTAGACCCAGCAGAATGAGAGTCTGCCGCCGCGAGGCATGTCGGTTCGAGTCCGACCAGTCGCACCAAATGACGTGGGAACCACATGAGGCAATTGAAGCCGAAGTGTCGTCCACACAAGATACTGGAACCGAAGTGTAAGGGTTATCTGGCTTGATTCGCCCTTGCACAACAACTTGTTCCAAGTTTCATTGGGCCCTTAGCTCAGCTGGGAGAGCAGTAGCTTTGCAAGCTTCAGGTCGGGAGTTCGATCCTCCCAGGGTCCACCAAGATACTGTGTTGGTGTAGTGGTAAGCACCCCGAGCTTGATCCTCGGTAGGCCTGGTTCGATTCCAGGATACAGTCCAAGTTCTTTATGTCGGTGTGGTAGAGTGGTTCATACGACGGATTGCAAACCCGTAGAGGCATCGGTTCGATTCCGGCCACCGACTCCAGTTTGTGTTCTCTGTCAGGGTAGGAGGCGTGTGGCAGCCGATGACGTCCGGAGCGTCGTAGTCCTGGTTCAACTCCAGGTACCCTGACAGAGCACATAAATAGTTCAACATTCGGGGATTAGCGCAGCCTGGTAGCGCGTCTGCTTTGGGAGCAGTAGGTCGTGAGTTCGAATCCCACATCCCCGACCAAACAGTTCCTTGTCCTGCTGATGACAAGGTGGTGGAGTCCGACGAAGCTTCGTCGGTCCTTAGCTCACGTACCACGTGTACGAGGAGTTACGGTGTCGAGTGATCGACACCAGCTCTGCGGGTGTAGCTCAGTTGGTAGAGCATCACGTTGCCAACGTGAATGTCGTCGGTTCGAACCCGATCACCCGCTCCAGCGCCTTTTTTGCTATAAATACTCCTGAACAAGGAGAACACTATGGCAAGGCGAGCCGATCAACGAGCATACCACTACATCTACAAGATCACGCGAACAGATGGAAGTGGGAAGTACTACATCGGAATGCATAGCACTGATGACCTCGACGATGGGTACTTCGGATCTGGCAAGTACATTACCGCTTCGATCAAGAAACACGGACGAGCTAACCACACGAAGGAGATCCTCGAGTTCCTCCCAACACGCGATGCGGTGAAACTCCGTGAGAAGGAACTCGTGACTAAAGAACTCCTCGGTGACAAGTTCTGTATGAACTTGAAGCCTGGGGGTGAAGGCGGATGGGATCACTTGAACGACGGTAGTGAAGATCACAAAAGACGAAGGGCGATCGGAACGATCAATTCAAATCGTTCGCCAAAGCGGCTCAATAATCCAGAGTACCGCAAGAAGCTTTCTGTAGCTCAAAAGAAACGAGCAAGGACTGATGACTGGCGAAATGATTTTACTGGATCTAAACACTCTGCTGAAGCAAAGGCAAAAATTGGCGCGGCAAATTCAATCGCTCAACTTGGTGAGAAGAACAGCCAATTCGGGACATGCTGGGTAAAGAAAGACGGATCATCTCTAAAGATCAAGAAACAAGACCTAGATGAGTACCTTCGAAATGGGTATTCAAAAGGCAGATCAATGCGGATGTAGCCTAGAGGCCAGGCACCTGCCTTCCAAGCAGGCAGACGAAAGTCGCACGCGGGTTCGAGTCCCGCCGTCCGCTCCAAACATTGGGTACTCGTCAGAGTTGGAGAGCTGAAGCGGGCTGTAACCCCGTTCGCTTATGCGTGAGTAGGTTCGAATCCTACAGTACCCACCAGATTACAAGAGGCGGCGGAAGCACGACCTCGGGAGTATTGCTTAAGTGTCATCTCCCTCTAAGTTTCCCTCGGCCACGGAGTGCACGTGGTAGTTGGCTCCTTGACTTCTAAGGAGAAGAATCGGCCCGATTGATCCATAGGGTGAGGTGGGATGAACCTACTCTGATAGCGTTCTTCGGAGGTTGCCTGTGCCTGACGGTGTGGAACAGGATCTTGCTGGTAGGTGAAAGCTACAAGCCATGGTCGCCAGGAATGCGACGGTGCAGAAATCTATTGCGGGGTGGAGGAGCCTAGCCGTCCTCGTCGGTCTCATAAGCCGAAGATCGCAGGTGCGAATCCTGCCTCCGCAACCAACACGTGTCCTGAGTCTGGGCGTAGCTCAGTCAGGTCAGAGCGCCGGCCTTGGACGCCGGAGGCCCGAAGGGATCTCACAGGTTCGAATCCTGTCGCCCAGACTCAGGACACTGATACAATGCGGATGTGATGGAATTGGTAGTCTTCCTGTGCTCAGAACGCAGGGCTCATAGAGCGTGCGGGTTCGAATCCCGCCTTCCGCACCACACAATGATCGTTAGTCCCTAGGGCAATCTGGGAGGGTAACGCGAGCTAATGCCGCTCGTAGGGTTCGAGTCCCAAACGATCACCTAACAATGACGAACGAAGTGGCCTTAGCGGGCAGACGACCGTGTCGGATCGGATGACTCTTTCGGATCCGGCTTTGCGAATACAAGTCAAGCTATCACCCAAGAGTAAGAAGAGTTTGAGGGTGATCCTTCGTTCGTCTTGAACAATGCGAGTGTGATGGAATTGGTAGTCTTCCTGT